GTCCTCGGAGGGCCGCCCAGGTCACCCGCTTGGAGATTCGCCAGTAAAACTGGCGGATCCTCCTCGCGAGTGATCTGGGCGGGACGCGGAAGTTCGGGCGGGGGGCCTCGAGTCCCATGAGGGCAGTAAGTTCTCTGGCGAGCGCAGTGACGATCTGCTCAGTGACACGAATGTCACCGAGCGGGACCGCCTGCCCTCCCCAGGGGACTCTGCCTCTACGGCACAAGACGCCCCTCACACCGAACTTCCAGTCGGCAGACTCCCGTGCCATCGTTCGCCAGGAAGCGTAGCGGAAGACTCCCCATGCCGCATCAGGAGGGCGTACGCCCAACTGAGAAGCATAAAGAAGTCCCGCCACGCCCCTCTTGAACGGTGCCGGAAGATTGCCGACCGTGTCAGGCCGACCCTTCATTGACGGTAGACCGAATCCACCGAGTTCCCTTGGCAGTGTGACCGCGAACCCGCGCTCCCGAGCCCAGCGCGAAGCGCTTGGCCAGAGAACGCGGAGAACACGACGCACTGCGTAGGGGTTCCCAGTAGAGTCGGCTATCGCCGATGAAGCGGGGCCCAGCGCCGCCCACCACGGCACGGCATCGCCCCTGTCATCGGGTAGGCGCTTAGGACGGACGAGTCCTCGAAGAGGGATTGTCGGAAGACGGGTTACCCCGTTCCCGACAAGCCCCTTCGACGAGGAGCCGCCTTTCCGGCGCCAGACCAGATTCCGGAAGCGATTCCGTACCGGGCCGAGTTCGTAGCGGGGGAGCCGCTCTCTCTCCCAGATAGCGATCCTCGGAAGGTCGTGGACGAGCTTTACTTCGTACACTTCCTCCGTGAAGATAGCGTATCTGCTAGAGATTGCGTGCTTCCCCGCAGAGAACTTGGCCCCGCAATCCGTGGCGATCCTCTCGTATCGGCGGATGACCCGAAGGGGCCACCAGCCGACGAGATCATCGCCGCAGATAGCGGTGGCAGGCGACGCTCTGGTATGGCCGCTGCGCAAGGTAGCCTGGTAGGCAAACGACAACGTGGGTTTCCAAGCCTCTTCAGCCCAAAAGAGCTGGACAAGCGAAAGGAAGCACCACGTCGTCGGCAAGCCCATCAGGATACCCCGCGACGTCATCGCACGCTTGCCCCATGCGTAGTCCCAGTGCACGTCTTGCGGCCCCGTAAGGAGCTTAAGGACGTGCCGGGCCTCGCCAGGCAAAGTTGGCGACGCGTCGAGGATTCCATCGCGGATAGCCTTCACAAGATCGAGAGGAAGAAGGTCAGAAGCCGCGGTAAGATCAGCAGATAGGAAATTCCTACCGTCGATCTTCCGCGGGCCTTTGGCCACCCTCTCGACAGCCTTGTGATGGTCTCCAGCGAGGACATCCACGCAGCGGTCATCCCGTCTCAGACCACTGAGCAACCACTCACGCAAGTAGTGGCCGAGAGCGATGATAGGGGATGAACCCTTCGTCACTATTCTCGCCTTGTACCCGCGTTCGGGGATCACCATGGCCTTAGCCGACGGAGGACCCTGTCCCTTGACGTGCTGGAAGAGCACGTCTCGGACCATGGAGTCCCGGACCGCTAAGTCACGGTGGCACTCAGTGGAATGAGAGACCCCGGCGACCGCCTCGGCTCTCATCTTCCACTTCTCAGATTGACGGAGAGACTCGACCTCGTAGAAATACTGGCCCAAGGCAGCGGCGTGCCCTCCATCGGAGCGAGATGCTTCGATCGAGGACCCACCAGCCAAGGGCAGCGTTCCTGGGAGGGGATCCTTCAGGTGGGCCTTCGCCCACTCGGATCCGAACCTCTTCGCCGATTCGAGAATTGACGGATGAGTCGTATGGCAGCTGGTGAGGACCTTGCAGTGCTCCTTCAAGGCTTTCTCCTGAACACCGGTTGACCCCTCAGGCAGAGCGCGACCCAAGTACGACACTTGGACGGCTTTGACATCGGAGTCAATGAGGGTTCGGAGAGAACCTTGGAAGAACCTCGCAAGGCCCCCCTTCCTCTCCTTCAGCGACACGCAGGTCAGCGCCCACAAGCGGAGGTCCGATGACCAACCCTTGAGGGCCTTGACCGCGTGGTCAATGCCGGAGAACGAAGAAGTTCTAACTAGCCACCATGCTAGCCTGCACAAAGAATGGGCGGAGTCCCGCCCTGGGGTGGTCGTCACGTCGATCCGGAGGTGCCCTGCCGCTGCCAGAGCAGCGCGCAGCGCATCCCAGATACGATGTAACGTCCCCCAGGAAGACCTCCCCATCTTCCGTACAGGCAACCGAGGGGGTCGCGGTCGACCTCCCTCCGAGGATTTACTACAGGAAGCGCGGCGACCCTTAGGGGGGGGACCCCCCTTTGGATTGCGTTGCCCCTGCAGTCGGCGCTCGTGGGCTCGTCCATCTCGAAAGAGATAGGACAAACCCACAAGGCGTGCGCCGACCGCAGCAGCTTCCTCTACGGTCATGTTTGACAACATGACTGTACGGTGTTTCTGCTTAGGTAGACG